CTTGTTTGTCCATATATGGTGCATCCTAGAAAGAGAGAACGATTTCAAAACATAATTGAACGGGGTATTCACCATCATCAAAGAGCGTGTGAATCTGAAGTGATTTCTGAAATTAGTGAACTTTCACCGCAAAAGACAATTTCTATTGAGATGGAACACTATCAGACCCATGTGACGAATGGGTTTATTACGCATAATACCAAGCATGGTCTGAATGTTTCGGGACTGGTCTTTGACGAAATCCATGCCCAGCCGAACCGTCATCTTTATGATGTCCTGACGAAAGGGTCCGGTGATGCCCGGGAGCAGCCGCTCTTCTTCATCATCACCACGGCGGGCAACGATAAGAACAGTATCTGTTATGAACTGCACACGAAAGCCCTCGACCTCATGGCCGGGCGGAAGAAGGACCCTGCCTTTTATCCTGTTGTCTATGGACTTACAGAAGAGGATGACTGGACGGATGAAGCCAACTGGTACAAAGCGAATCCCTCCCTTGGCCACACCATCCAGATCGACCGCGTCCGGGAAGCATATCAGAACGCCATCGAGAATCCTGCTGAAGAAAATGTGTTCAAGCAGCTCCGTCTGAACATCTGGACCAGTGCCAGCATCCGCTGGATTCCGGAGCAGGTCTACGACAAGGGGAATCTTCCCATCGACCGGGATGCCCTTCGGGGGAGGATGTGTTATGCCGGCCTGGACTTATCCAGCACTTCAGATATCACGGCCCTGGTCCTGGCTTTCCCGCCACGGACGGAGGATGAGAAATATATCCTGCTGCCGTTCTTCTGGCTGCCAAAAGACACGCTGGAACTGCGCTGCCGGCGCGACCATGTGTTTTATGATGTCTGGCAGAAGCAGGGCTTCATCCAGACAACTGAAGGGAACGTCATCCACTACGGATTTATTGAGAAATTCATCGAACGTCTGGGCGAAACCTACAACATACGGGAAATCGCCTATGACCGCTGGAACGCCACCCAGATGGTGCAAAATCTGGAAGACATGGGCCTTACCATGGTGCCTTTTGGCCAAGGATTCAAAGACATGTCGCCGCCTTCGAAGGAGCTGTTCAAGCTGCTGATGGAAGGGAACATCATCCACGGCGGCAATCCCGTCCTCAAATGGATGGCGGGCAATGTCGTCATGCGCCAGGACCCAGCAGGGAACATTAAGCCGGACAAAGAAAGATCCGTCGAAAAAATCGACGGCATCGTAGCCAGCATCATGGCCCTCGACCGCTGCATCCGTAACGGAACAGGCAGCAGCGTCTATGATGAACGTGGTGTTATTTCGTTTTAACGGAAGGAGATTTCTATGCACATCCCATTCTTATCGAAACTGTTCCAGACACGGGATAAGCCGAAAGACTATTACATCGGCACGGATTTCCGCTATCTCTTTGGGCCGTCGACCAGCGGTAAAAATGTTAATGAATTCACGGCTATGCAGACGACGGCGGTATATGCCTGTGTCCGCATCTTGTCAGAAACCCTGGCAGCCTTGCCGCTGCAGCTCTACCGCTATACACCGGGAGGCAAGGAGCGGGTCTATGACCATCCGCTCTATCATCTTCTTCACGATGAGCCGAATCCGGAGATGACGTCGTTCATTTTCCGGGAAACCCTCATGAGCCATCTTCTGATCTGGGGCAATGCCTATGCCCAAATCATCCGCGACAGGTTAGGCCGGGTGCAGGGCTTGTACCCGCTCAGGCCGGATAAGATGACTGTCTGCCGTGATGAAAGCGGCCAGATTTATTACATCTACACCAAGACCACCGACGAAAATCCGGCCATTAAACCCTATGGCCAGGTGCCGCTACGAAAAGACGAAGTGCTGCACATTCCGGGCCTTGGTTTTGACGGCCTGGTCGGTTATTCGCCCATCGCCATGGCAAGGAATGCCGTAGGCATGACCATGGCCTGCGAGGAATATGGTGCCTCTTTCTTTGCGAACGGTGCCAGCCCCAGCGGTGTGTTAGAGCATCCGGGTGTCCTCAAGGACCCGGCGAAAGTCCGGGATTCCTGGAACGCTGTCTATCAGGGCAGCGCCAACGCCCACAAGGTGGCTGTGCTGGAAGAAGGGGTGCGCCCAGATGGGCGTCATTGATAGTAGTGTTTGGTACTACCACCCACAATCATGGGTGAGTTGACCTGTCTTACCGCAAAGTGAAAGCTGATACGGGAACATAGCACGACAGGAAAGCGGTAAGTTACTCAAAGGCTAAAGGGTACGACTGAACCGCCACAACAATCGGATATGAGGTTTAAGGTATCTACTGAACGTGAGACTTGAGTGTCCATTTCCGAGGGGAATTGGGAAATTAGCCTGTTACCCATTCCGTGACTGACTGTCTTTACATCCTTCAAAGGCGGCATGATTGCGAATGTCACGGCACGAGCAGGAGAACCTGTGTTAAAGAGTCTAAAGCGGAACCGATAATTCGAGCATACCAAGCAATGACGCTAACTGGGGATACCCTAAAGGCGGATGCCGAAAGGCTATAGTCTATAGGACTTGAATACCGCCCATGGGTACGGAGCGTTCGTAGTAGTCCGAGAGAGTTAATAGCTCTTACATGGCGAAGGAACGCAGCTTATGCAACTCTAAAAGGAAAGGTGAAAGGGAGGAGAAACCTCAATGAAACCAACATCTGAAATTTTAGAACGAATGTACAGAAATTCTGAAGAGCATTCAGACGGTATCTACACGCGGCTCTATAGGTATCTTTTGCGAGAGGATATTTACATGACCGCATACAAGAACCTTTACGCAAACAAGGGCGCAGGAACTGAGGGTGTGGACAATGATACGGCTGACGGTTTTGGAAAGGAATATGTGAATCAGATTATTGATGAACTGAAAAACCAAACCTATGAGCCAAAAGCGGTAAAACGTGTCTACATTCCTAAGCGCAACGGAAAAATGCGTCCATTAGGTATTCCGTCATTCAGAGACAAACTGATACAGGATGCGATACGGCAGATACTTGAAGTAATCTATGAGCCTGTTTTCAGTACTCATTCGCACGGATTCAGACCGAATAGAAGCTGTCACTCAGCGCTGAAAGAAATCAGCCGTTCTTTCCGCAGTACGAAATGGTTTGTCGAGGGAGACATTAAGGGATGCTTTGACAACATTGACCACACGGTTCTGCTGAATCTGCTTTCTGAGAAGATTAAGGACAGCAAGTTCATAAATCTGATAGGAAAGTTTCTGAAAGCGGGCTACATGGAAAATTGGGAGTACCACAAGACATACAGCGGAACTCCGCAGGGCGGCATTCTTTCCCCGATTCTTGCAAATATATATCTGCATGAGTTGGACAAGAAAGTAGAAGCCATGCAGAAAGAATTTAATGCGCCTGCTGATTATGCCTATACACCTGCATACGGCAAAAAGGTGAGAGGAATTGTCAAATTGCAAAAGCGTTACGGCGAATGCGTTGATGAAGCGGAAAAGAAAGAACTGTTAAAACAGATTCATAAGCTTGAAGTGGAAAAGCGCAGATTGCCATACAAGGACGCTTCCGACAAGAAAATCGCCTATGTACGCTATGCTGATGATTTTATTATCGGTGTCAGCGGAAGCCGTGAGGATGCGGAGCGTATAAAGCAGGAGCTTACGTTGTTTGTGGCAACAAGATTAAAACTGGAATTGTCTGACGAGAAAACAAAAATCACGCACAGTTCCGGCAATGCTCATTTTCTCGGATATGACATCAACGTGCGCAGATGTCAGGAATCCAAAAGGAAAACCAATGGGGTTTTACAGCGGACGCTTAATAACTCTGTGGAATTGCTTATTCCCATGGAGCGGATTGAGAAGTTCATGTACGACCGTGAGATTGTCATTCAAGGTAAGGACGGCAAACTCATCCCATGGCAAAGAAACTCAATGGCGGGTCTTACTGACCTTGAAATTGTAGATACCTATAACTCGCAGACTCGTGGAATCTGTAATTATTACTGCATAGCCAGTAATTTCTCAAAGCTGACGTATTTCGTTTATCTGATGGAATACAGCTGTCTGAAAACACTTGCTAAGAAGCATAAAACCAGAATATCAGGCATAAAGAGGATATTCAAGTGCGGAAAGTCGTGGGGCATTCCTTATAAAACGAAGAAAGAGAAAAAGCGCATGATGATTGTGAAATTCTCGGACTTCAAACGAGGAACTGTCTTTGACGAACCAAGCATTGATACGGTGAAGAACCATATCCATTTCAACACAAGAAATTCTCTTGAAGCCAGGTTGAAGGCTTGTAAATGTGAATTATGCGGTGCGGAAGGTGATGGCATTGCTTTTGAAATTCATCACATCAACAAGATGAAAAACCTCAAAGGTAAGGAGCAATGGGAAATGGCGATGATTGCAAGAAAGCGGAAAACACTTGTTGTTTGTAAAGAATGCCATAAGAAAATCCATCATTCGTCATAGTGTAAATGGAAAGCCGTGTACATCGAGAGGTGTAAGCACGGTTTGGGGAGAGGCTTGTGCAAACCGACATTGGAAACAATGCACGGCGGCACTTGCCTACTCTACATGAAGTACCAGCAGATCGGCATCCCGCCGGAAGAAGCACAGTTTCTGGAAACGCGGAAGTTTCAGATCGACGAAATCGCCCGTATCTTCCGGGTGCCGCCGCATATGGTCGGGGATTTGGAGAAATCCACCTTCTCCAATATCGAGCAGCAGTCGCTGGAATTTGTCAAATATACCTTGAATCCCTGGTGCGTCCGCTGGGAACAGGCCATGAATCAGCAGTTGGTGCTGCCGTCGGAGCGCTCGCAGGTCTTTACGAAGTTTAATGTGGACGGCCTGCTGCGCGGTGATTACCAGAGCCGCATGAACGGCTATGCCATCGGCAGGCAGAACGGCTGGCTCTCCGCCAACGACATCCGGGAGCTTGAGGATATGAACCGCATCCCTTCCGAGCAGGGCGGCGATACGTATCTAGTAAACGGCAATATGCTGCCGCTGGACCAGGCAGGAAAATTTTATACCGAAAGCGAGAGAAAAACACCATGAAGAAATTCTGGAACTGGAATACTGATGACGATACAGGGCGCATCCTTACTATTGACGGTACCATTGCCGAGGAAAGCTGGTTTGACGACGACATAACGCCGAAGCTGTTTAAAAACGAGCTGGCATCCGGGCAGGGCAATGTCACCTTGTGGCTGAACTCGCCCGGCGGCGACTGCGTAGCGGCCAGCCAGATCTATGCCATGCTGATGGATTATGCCGGACAGGTCCATGTCAATATCGACGGGATTGCGGCTTCGGCTGCCTCCGTGATTGCCATGGCAGGTACGAGCGTCAATATGGCACCGACTGCACTGATGATGATCCATAATCCGTTCACGATCGCTATGGGCGATACTGATGAAATGGAACGGGCCATCGCTATGCTGTCCGAGGTTAAGGAATCCATTATCAATGCCTATGAGTTAAAGACCGGCCTTTCCCGCACCCAGCTATCCCATCTGATGGATGCCGAGACCTGGATGAATGCAGGAAAAGCAATCGAGCTTGGTTTTGCCGACAGTATTTTAACTGATAGTGATAGTAAACAAATGCAGGATGCTGCCAGTATGGGAAGCTATTCCTTTTCCCGGCGGCAGGTCACCAATGCATTACTCAATAAGGCCATCGCCAAGCAGACCAAGCCAACACCGGCAGCAAACAAAAC